ACTTGCGTTTTCATATGGATCATCCATTACTCTTGCCTGGATTCCGTTTTCACTTTCAATAATGTATTGTTTGATAAACCACTTGCTATCAAATGCTACTTTAAATCGTGTGTAATTTGCACCTGTTCCAGAAACTAATGCACTGGATCTAACTGCTTTGTTTAGTCTACCCATTACTGGATAATCGTACTCAATGTCGTTGATATACTTTACTGAACCAGTTCCTTCAGTAAGAAAAGAAAGAGGAAACCTCTTGTCTTCTTTTCCTGCCAAGTGAGTGATCACAGGTGAAAGTACATCAGGCTGAGTTAGAAGAGCACTCGCTAACGAGTTCTCATCTGTCATTCCTTCAGCGTTGAAGAAATCTTCGTATAAACGAAGTCTTTTTGCGTTGTCTGCTGCCATGATAAATAAATATTAAAGATTAAAAATTAAAAAATTTGCGTTTACCCTAATAGCTTGTCTAAAGTTGGAATATTAGGTCGTCCATTACTAGACTTGTTATATCCTCCTTTATTGCCCTTCATTCTTCTAGAAGCAGTTGGTTTGCTTGATTTTAATTTAGCCTTCAAACTTGCCGCTTGCTTTGTATTTACTTTGGCGCTTACTAACTTTGAGATATCAAGACCCTTATACATAAGGTACTCCATTGCTAATATGGATTCTTGATCTAACTTTTCTCTATCTATAAGTCGTTGGCTTCTACCTTTGTTATCAACTGGTGTTGCCATCCAACTATAAAATCTCTTTTTGTCGCTCTCTGGAATTGTAAAGTCTCTTAGTCTACCTTTGTTAATGATAGTTCCAATCTGACCCCAAGTCTCTTGAGTCTGTCTTGCATTTTCTTGAGCCTGCTCTTGTTGCTTTTTTACTAAACTTTCCTTTTCTTTGATTTGATGAGCTGCTAATTTCTTAACTGCTCTTTCTGAATTTTTGAGTAAGAGCCCAGCGTCTTCATAATCTTGAATTGTTTCTGAAATTTCCTCTGGCTCAAATCCCTGCATTTGCATAAAGTTTTCTACTACCTTACGCTGCATTCCTTTGTCTTCTTTGCTTAATTGCAGTTTACCGAAATCTATTTCTTTAGCTGCTACTTTAAAGAACTTATCTGGATCTCCTCCAGATACTCTGTAATTTAAATATTCCTGAATATCAGGAAATGATTGAAACACAGATGCAAATTGCTCCTCTGCAATTTTTTCTGCCATAGCTTTAGTTAAACCTGCTATGCCGTCGTAGTCATCTTCGAACTCTCCTTCTACATCATATCCTAATCTTTCTTTAAGAGTAGATATAATACTAACTTCTGTTTCTTCTGTTTCAGTATCTGCTTCTAATGCATCTGCAGCTTCTTGCAAATCATCATTAGGAGCTGGTGCTTCTGTGTCATCCTCTTGAATCTCTTCTGAGGTTTCTTCTGCAGTTTCTTCAACTGTTTCATCAGTTGTTGGAGTTTCAGTTTCTACGGTTTCTGGTGTTTCTTCTGTAGTTTCTGCTGCCGGTGCTGGTTGATCATCTAAAAGTGCGCTAACACTAATCTTGGATAAATCTAAATTGTCTTCTTTACTCATGTCAAAAATAATTAAATTATACTAAATTTCAATACATAAACATTTCTATACTTGATGTGTTTATATAGAGTCTTTTTATGTTTGTTTCTTACTTAATGCCTTCTTCTGAAGGTCTAATTTTTTGTTTTCAAGGCGTTCTTTTGATTGCATTTCTCTTTCTTTCTGTGATAGTTTCTCTCTTTCGATTCTAACTTTCTCAAGATCTACTGCATCATTAATGCCATTGTTATTCATATCCTGGTCTACAGTCTTCGCTGCTATCTCAAGTTCTTTAACTTCGATTTTGTTATCTCTGTCTAATTGATTTTGATTAGCTTCAAAATCTTGAGCTGCTTGCGCGGCTGCCGCCTGAGCTTCAAGTTGTTGTGATTGCATTTGTTGAGCCTGTTGTTGTTGAGCTTGTTGTATTGCTTTCTCAGCAGCATCAACTTCATTAAGCTTCTCTTTAATTTGTGCAAAGTTGCTAGAGTCTAATATCTCTGCAATTGTACCAGGTTGTGATCCATTTTGTGCAAATGATAATGTAAGCTGTTTAAGCTGTTGTATTTTATCATTTTCAATAGAGTTGTTCTTAACAAACACTCCGTACTCAGCTTCTTGGAATAACTCAGCATCTATATCTAATATAGCTTCTCTGTAGTCTCCGGTAATGTATTGTGTTTTCTTACCATCTTTCCAAGCAACTTTAGATGTATCTAAGAGACCATTAAACTCTCTTTCTACATATTTATCGAAACGTCTAAACAATTCTTCCGTCATTACAGAGCTTTGGAAGACCGCTCTTTCTGTGGCTCCAATACCATCAGATGCTTGCACTTGTCCTTTTCTCTGTCTAGAGATACCAATAAGTTCTTCCCACTCTTGTTTAACAGACTGAAGCAATTGAAACTGAGCGGCTATATACTGTCCTAAACTCATGTCCAATACTTGGAATTGATTAAACGTAACAGCTTCCCCTCTTTTACCTTCTGCTGTAGAATCAATAAAAGCGTATCCCATCGCGTCTGCGTAGTACATAAACTTTTCTTCATCCCAACCATGTCTTTTAGGAATTGTGTTCATTTCCATTAACATGATTTTATCTTTATTCTTAGCAATAGAAAGTTCTAGTCTATAGTGGAAGATATTATATAAGATTTGGTAGGGTACCCCCATCGAAACGACTGATATTTGATCTGAATGTCGATTAGAGTAGATACGACCGTTATAAGGGAGTTTACAAACGGACAAGTTTGACATTTCGTTTCTTTGTACTTGATGAGGACGAATATTAACAAAGATATCTCCGTCTATTCTATACCCTTCCCAAACCTGATTAACCCAATAATATTCTATAGACTCTTGTGCGTCAGAATCTATTTTGTATTTTTCGTCTACTATCATTTGCTGCTCTTGTCCTACCTCATCGTAATAAGTTAAGATACCAATTCTAGCAAATGACTTCCATACTACATGTAGTACTTCTGCGAACCTTTCTGTATCCATAGATCTAGAATCACGATTAAACGGTGATAATACACCATTCATCGTTTTACCACTAGGATTTTCCAGTCTATCTATTTCATCTGGTTTTAGTACATCATAAAAAGAATCAACAATAGCATTTACACTCATTAACTTTCTTCTGATTGCCCAATCACCATCTTCAATAAATTGAATGTCAGGAGATTTTTCATAATCAAGATCAAGTGGAGATACTATTTCATATTCTACCTCATTCATGCAAATGTCTTTATATGAATAGACTTCACCAGAAACTAACCAGTCAAAGAACCCCATTTGTAAATGATCAGGAAGTTCTAGTTTATCTATCATATAATCCAAGGCTTCTTGTCCCATAATAGCTCTTGCATCTTTGTAGTTTGTAAGAATTTCTTCTTTTAACTCTTCTAATGGCATCTGCTCTTGTGAAGGTTCCCCGGTTTGCATACCCATTTCATTTAGTTCATTAATGAACTTCTGTTATAGGTATTTTTTTAATTCTTGTTGTAAAAGTTTTTGTTGGTTATCCTTCATATCAGAATTACGGATAACAACTTGATGTGCAAAAGGACGTTTAGATTTTTCCCCTAATAATAAATCTACAACAGGTTTAATAATGTTGTAGCTTCTAAGTTTAGCAGGAAATCCTTTTACTTTATGTTTTTCTGAATTGTACGGGTTTATTACGTAGTTGTAATCAGCTTCTACTAAATTTCCGTTATATGCGTCGTAGTATTTATGCAATGATGCTTTATGCTGACTAGAAAAAGAACTTCTGTCAATAAAAGCCTCTATTGTATTTTTTCCCCACTCTTTAGTCTTGCGACTACGAGGAATTTTTTGTTTTGGGATTCTACTCATATCTTTACAAATTTACGTAAAAAATCTCCTATTAAAAAAAGAATCTTCTGTTTCGTCCATTTTAGATTCAAACTCTTTATTATAGAGATCTTTCATATGAAACATACCAACTAATAAAGATGACACACGGTCAAAATTCCCCTTAGTATTATATTTAATTAACTCATCTATTAAAGCGATATCATAAATATAATGCAAATTAAGCTTTCTTTCGCCGTTTTCTTGCTGACCCCTAGGAGTTTTTAACCAATCACGCAAATATATTTCGGCTTGGTTCTTTCTTTGCTTAGATCCCATAGATGTACCATAGGTTCTATTTAGTTTTCGTATTCTAACCCCTGATGTTTTGTCAAACAACTCTGCTTCCGGCATAAGGTAATGCAGAAGTTTCTTTCGTTTTGCATAGGGTATAACTTCTCCTCGATCATTCTCAAACCCTATACGCGCATTGTAGTATTGGGCTAGCAGAAATAAATTATAGTTATATTCATCCTGTGATTCTGGTCTACCTACATACGAAGCTACAATCATATCATCTGGTTTTGACATATTGTTAATTCGTTTCATTACATAAGCAGAACCAAGAGAGGCTCCAAACCCATCTGATGCATATGGATCATGAACAATAAAATATAAATCATCTGGTATAGATTCCTGTTTGTAAGCAGGTGATTGATAAACTACTACAGCCCCTGTAGAATCATCTGTTTTGTTTAATGGAAATTTTTCTATCGGGCGCACGCGAGGATCAGGTCTAAACTCAATGCCTTCGGGCGCTTCTACTAAAACACCAGCTACAGCCATTTGTTTATGTAAACCTGTTCGCATAAGTTGGTTACGCCAATCTACTAAAGATGCTCCCGGGAACATGTTACCACGTTGCTGTAAGAAAGCTTCTTTAGGCATCCAAGGATATTCTGTAATATACTTATCTAATGTAGATGCATCTTTAGCTTCTCTTTTGAGCTGATCTCTTTTTGCTTCTTCTTCTTGTTTTGCTTGTTTAGATAAAGAGTTACCTTCTTTATCCATATATCCAATTTTATTTTGAAAAGATGGAAAAAAGAAACCACAATTACTTCCTTGTGCTCCTTCGTCCCATATGTTATCAAACGGATATAGATCGTAGGCTTCAGGATTATAAAACATAGATTCAAAATCTATTGTACCGCCATCCATATCACCACCTGTTCCAAACAATACAATTTGACCAGTTACTACACCCCCATCTTCCACACAGGGACGTGTTGCAAGATATGATGCTTTTAAGTTATCAAATGCTCCACACTCTTCAAAGATTACAAGACTTGCATCTTTTCCCCTAGCAGCATCTGGATTATCTTTAAATGTAATTGCCTCTACTTCAGACTTATAGCCTTTTTCTACAGGTTGTTTGTTAATGTACTCAAGATAGCTAGCGCGCTTGTGATTGATTTTATCTACACCCTGTCTTCTTTTTTGCCATCCTGTATGCTCGTTTAAAAAGTTCATGTAGTCTGTAACCATAGTCATAATTCCTTTTGGGTACAAATACTTTTTATCATGAGCACATAATAGCGTGTAAGAATTTTTTCTTGTGTTGTATATGTTAGCTGCAATAGCTGCGTTTTTATATGAGAAACCTTTACGCCTAGCTTTAGCAACTATAAGGTGCTTGCCTTCGGCAGCGGCTTTTTCCATAGCATGAAAATACTCATAGTCCCCATCCCAGAATCCTGGAAAGGAAACAGTTTTAAAACCACCTGCTTTTTTACCTTCAACGGCTTCAGTTAGTTTTATTTGACAAAAATTCATGTAAAAATAATGATGTCCTGTTATACGAATATCTCCAACTGTATACCCTTCTCGGCATCTTCTCAGCTGTTCGTACCAGTACTCATAGTAAGGCGCACTACCTGGTGGGTCTCCACAATATAGTCCGTATTTTAAAAAATTAAGTCCTTCTCTTTTAAACTCATTTGTATTAACAAACATTCTATTCTTTTGTAGTTTTTCTTTTTTCTTGTGTATAATCTTTTTTCTCCACAATGTGTTTACCGCCTTTTACTGTAGATATAACTAAATAAAAGCTTTCACCGTGTTCATATTGGTAATGACAATATTCTTTTAATCCTTTTAAGTCGGATTCTCTTTCAATTGTGCCGCTAAAGTTTTTACCCTCATTATCAGGATACATAAAATGCGCAGCTCCATAAGGACGATGTTCAGGCTCTGTTGCTTTGGGCATTTCTTTATAAATGATAGTTGTTGCACCACATGCGGGGCAAAACTTTTCTAATAATATATTACCTTCATTTACTTCTGTAATATTTAAGTTGCTTTGCTCGCACTTACATAGTTGGTCTGAATTTGCAGTTAATTTGATATCTTCTTTCATTGTTTTATTTTAATCTTCAAATAACCCTTTAGTTCCTCCTCCGCGAATCTTAGAATCATTTGCTACTTCTTTTTTAACCTTCTCCTCTAAAGAATTTATAGTGTCGATGGCTTTTGGTAATTGTTCTGATACTTCTAAAAGCCTTTTTACGTCACGCATTATACTACCTACATCTCTTTCTTCGTCTCCATCAACAGTGTCTAAAGCTATTTGTATTTGTTCATTCAAAGCGTTTATAACTCTTGATGAGGTTAATAGCCCTTCTTTGATTGCCTTTAATGCTGATATTGTAGGTGTTCGCTGTAAGTTATTGTACTTGTCCATCCCTCGCTTGACATCATCTGTGATAGCGGTATCAATTTTGAGATCTTCAAGGAGTCTTCTTTTTCGCTCTGCTTCTGGATATATTGAATAGGGCGATCTGTAGTCGCACATAAAATATATGAAGGAGAGATACTTAAATGCGGTTCTTTTTTTTCTGTCTTTGTCATTTACTATTATTTTTTTGAACTCAGGTATAAGTCTAGCCTCAGTCTCTATTACTATTTGGAAATTTTCTTCTTTGAAAAGCTTCATGATTTAAATTTTTAACTCGGTTTGGG